TATAATATCACATTACCAAAAAATGGTATGTCGAATTGTGTAGGCATAATTAATTTTGTTTTACAATATTGCGTTGATTTTACCGTTTTGTTGTCAAAGTATTTGGTTTTCTTTCTTATAATTAATAAATTATGGTTTAGCAAATTGATTTGCCAATTAATTATAAAAGTTTAGTCAACCTACTCAAGAATTGTGGGGGTAGACAAAACATACGATACTGACCGTTTACGCAATCTAAATCTAATAATAGACGAACAGCTTGCTGTTTGGCGGCTGATAAATTGTAATATTGAAAAAATAATCATACATAAGATTAGCCCTTTAACTACTGCTTTTGTAGCTAAAGGGCATTTGCTATCTTTATTATATTTGACATTAAAACATCATCACGCCTCATAATATCTTCAAGAGTGCGTTTTGATATACCTGCTTTATCTGCAAGCTGTTGGACTGTAAGTCCTTTATCGTTTTTATATTCTTTAATTTTCAAATTTGTCACACCTTATTAAAATAAAAATTTTACAATACCGTATACTGCAACAAAGAAGTCCGGAATTAAGCCTTTTCCGAACTTTTTACCTGCCTAACATTTGCCTAATATTTTTAAAATTTTATGCGATTTTGGGCGGTGTTTTGCGATAAAAACAAATAAAGATAAACCGCACTAAAACGCCTGAAAACGGCTTAATAGTGCGGTTTTTCTATGGGTGCGGATGTTCATAAGGGATTTTGTAAAATACAGTTTTACCGATAGTCGAACATCATATTCAAACAATAATCCGCACATTCGTAATGTGATTTATTTTGTGATGTTGAATTATATGTTTTATATCTTTTTCAAAATGAGTAAAAAGAATAATAAGCATTAAAACTAACAATATTGTTTATAAAAGAATTAACGATTACAATATCTCTAATCTTTTGTTACTACATAAAGGAGAAATATTAAGTTTTGCAAATTGGTAACGCTATGTAATATATTTTTCACAATTTGTGCAAAACGAAAAATATTCTTATAGAATCTAATATATATTTGAATTTTTACAATAGATTCTATCAGAATCTATTGACAAGTATGAAATCTGTGGTATAATATAATAAAAAGTAAAAGAAAGGAGTCATATTATGCTTGAACAAATGAATTTTTCAAACGCATCAGTCCCAGTAACATCTGTACTGAATAGTATTAATACAGTGAATTTTGGAGGTCTTGATTTACAACCTACATATCAGCGTGGATATGTCTGGAAAGATGATTTCAAGGATAAACTAATTTACAGTATTATAAAAAGCTATCCTACCGGGAATATAAGTGTTCGTGTATTAAAAATTCCAAATGCAAAGGGAGCGAAAAGTGAAGTGGTTGATGGACAACAACGCTTAACTACTATTAGAGATTTCGTTTCAAATCAATATATTATTAAAAGTGAATGGTCAAAGAAAATTATAGAAGTCATCAAAAACTATTATGAATCTGCCGGGGTACAAGATGAAACGGTACATAAATTAGTGAAAAAATTAAATAATAAAGGCAATGTTCGCTTGAAGTTTAACGATTTACCTGAAATAATTAAAGGAAATATTAATTCATACAATATACCTATGACATATATTGCTGATTCAACCGACCAACAGGTGAGAGAATATTTTAGATTCTTGCAAAACCAAGAAAGGTTACGTGCAGGTGAAATTATCAACTCCATGCCTGCAACTAATTTAGAAGTTTTTTTAGATAATATTTCTCATAAAAATATGTTTTTGGATATTATAGGCTTTTCTGATGATAGAGCAGAATTTGACAAAATCTTTTATAGTATTATAGGTTTATTTGATTCAAAAATATCTTTTGGCACAACTGATAAAACTATACAAAGTTATGCAGCTAAAGCAGAAACTCCGACTATTGGCCTTGATAAAGTAAATACGATGGTAGAACAAATAAACTCAATAATTTCAGTTGGCAATTCCGTTTTAACCGTTACGAGAAAACGCTTTCTTAAGTATTTATTATTACTATCTGGATTAAAATTAGTTGATTTTAGTACGGACACAGTATTGAAACTAAAAACATTAAAAAATATTGATGATAAACTATCAGTGTTTTTTTCTGCAAAAGCAAATGTAATTGAAGAAGAGTATAAAGGGTATTCTGAAGCGGTTATCGAAGAAATGCGCTTAATTGCTCTGCTAACAAAAGGCGGACATTCTTTGTCAAGAGTAGAAAACCGTATGAGAATATTGGCATATTATGTAAACAATGAAGGCAACAAAACAATCCCATCACAAGTAAAGTTAATTGAGGAATGAAAAATAAAAGAACCTACAAACAGCAGGTATATTCATAATTTCGCACATTCGTAATATGATTTTGTTTTTCGTATAATGGACTTACTAAAAATCAAGGAGGTTTTAATATGAAAACAATTTTTGAAAATAGCGGTGGTACTTATACGCAGGTCGGCGACTATTTATTACCTAATCTTTCGTTAACGGCGGAATAAAAAGAAACGAATATCGGTGTATGGGCAATGAGGCACAAACGATATTTGAAGCAAAATCATAAAGTGCGTTACTACAATTTGCTGACAAGCGGTAAGCTCAATTCATATCTTGCCGACATCGAAGAACAGGCTCAAAATCTTTTTTCTCGGTTGGTAAAAGACCTTGTCGAAAAAGAAAATGTTACGGAAAAATTGAAATCGGATAACCCAATGTTATGGGTGCAAAAGATGAACAACATCCGCAACCGAGCAACAGAAATTGTTAATGAACAAGTAATTTATAGATGAGAAAAAGGCACAACTTACGAAAAAAATCCGTTGGTTGTGTCTTAATTTTTTATTTTTCTATAGTAAAAAAGCTCCAGGATACAAGCCGTATTCTGAAGTTTTTACTTGCCTAACATTTGCCTAACATTTTTAGAATTTTATATGATTTTTAACGGGTTTTTGCGGTGATTTTCAAAAACAACAAACCGCACTAAAGAGCCTGAAAATGGTTTAATAGTGCGGTTTTTCTATGGTGCGAATGTTCATATAGGATTTGGCAAAATACAGTTTTACCGATAGTCGAACATCATATTCAAACAATAATCCGCACATTCGCAATTTTTCTTTGTTTTTCATATAATGTGCTTACTAAAAATCAAGGAGGTTTTAATATGAAAACAATTTTTGAAAATAACGGTGGTACTTATACGCAGGTCGGCGATTATTTATTGCCTAATCTTTCGTTGCCGGCGGAAGAAAAAGAAACGAATATCGGTGTATGGGCAATGAGGCACAAACGATATTTGAAGCGAAATCATAAGGTGCGTTACTACAATTTGCTAACAAGTGGTAAGCTCAATTCATATCTTGCCGACATCGAAGAACAGGCTCAAAATCTTTTTTCTCGGTTGGTAAAAGACCTTGCCGAAAAAGAAAATGTTACGGAAAAGTTGAAATCGGATAACCCAATGTTATGGGCGCAAAAGATGAACAACATCCGCAATCAAGCAACAGAAATTGTTAATGAACAAGTAATATACAACTAAGAAAAAGGCACAGCCGACGGAATATTTCCAGAAAGCTGTGCCTTAATTTTATTTGTGAGATTCGAATGCATAATCTTAGCAAGCAGACCATTTGGATATCCAAACGGTAGCTTGCCCGCTTTTGCACAATCTCAGCGAGCAATGTGTTTGGATAACCGCACTACCGAACACCTCGTTAGGGACGCCCTAAGACCTACACGAACAAAAACATTTAATAACTATTACTGAATTTCTCTTATAAGACCTTCAATAATATTTCTGGCGTATTTTCGCTGCAATTTGCTGTGGTATGCTTGATTATAATAGTTCCTGAGACAATTATAGCATGATGTGTTTTCATCACAACACGGTTGAGACACCTTATCATGAGCAGCTTTAAGTGAATCTATCACAGCATCTTTACTTGTTAGACGTTTAACATGACCCGCACCGCCGGGAACATTATCGTAGATTAAAACATCATAACTATGTAAATCTAAATTCGGTTCAATTATTCCGTCAATATCATTTCTGTCTACTTCTAATGCATTGCTTATACCTTCAAGGAATGCATACATAAAGGATAAAGCAGCCGCATAATCCCATGCTGTGGATGATGACAAAGACGGTATTTTAAAACGAGCAACATCGGTTTGAAAACGATGTCCTAATTTTATCTGTTCTAATTCCTCGCAACTACAATCAAATTGCCTATAATTCTTATGTTTGCGTGATGTTATCATAGATGTAGTTTTTCCTTTAATGATTTCACTATATCCACATTCCGGACACATATAAAAAGCTGATTTGTTCATTATAAGTAATTCGTCATTTGTACTGGTTTCTATTTCGATGGCATCACCAATGTGGATATGAACATCATCTTTTATTCCTCCGCCTATATAGGATATTTCGCCGGAATACGAGCGCTTCGGTTTCATTCTTGTGCTTTCTTTTGTGTCTCCTGTTTTAAAGCCATATATCGGCTCTATATAAAATTCAGCTTTTTCAGCTTTGAGAGATTGACCACAGTATTTACACTCGTCAATAGTTCTTTCACTAACAAAAACATTTACTTTCTTACAGTTTGGACAAACACAAAAATAATGCTTTGGAAATTGTTCACCCTTGGGTAATGTAATATACTTTGAAGTATATTTTTTCTTGTCAACAATTATTTCTGAATCAGGTGCATATTCTGAAATTGCAATTTTGAGATCTCTACTTAAATCATATTTTGTGTCAATTTTGCCTTTTTGATTGTAAATTTGAAGTTCAACCAAATCTACAGGAAAACCGTATTTGGGTATTACGCTATACTTTGACAGAGAACTGATCATATCCAATTTATGTAATTTTTCAATTTGTGTTTTATAATAGTCTGCTTCTTTATAGTTTTCTTCTCTTAACGCTTCCTCCTGAGCTTTTTTATATTCATCTACAGTTTCTTTTATCGCATCTGCAAAGTGTTGTAATTTTTCATCGTTTCCACCCATATCATCAAACCATTTAAAATTATGATATTCGGCATATTGTTGACCAGGAAGAACCCGTTCATTTATATATCGATTTAAATCGCTTGGACGGCTTAATATAAATTCGTTGAAGCATTTAATTCCTTCTCCGAAGACGAATTCGTCGATATTTTTAAAATAATTTGGATGTTTACGGAAGAAAAATCCCAAACACGCAGCCATAAGATGCCTCAATATGATCTTGTGGTTAACTACATTAAAATATGGCGGTTTGATTATGCCGCTAATCATTTTCTCAGGTTCGCAGAAATATGTATAATCATGTGAACTTGTTCCGCAATAGGTAAGGATATATGCCGCACTATCCTTTCTTCGTCCTGCACGACCTGCTCTTTGAACATAGTTTGCCGGTAGTGGCGGGACATTTCTCAAAAATACAGTTTCCAAATTGCCAATATCAATCCCCATTTCAAATGTTGTTGAACAAGAGAGAATATTAATTTTTTTATTCTTAAAATTTTGTTGATATTGTTTTGCTATTTTGCGCTCGAGCTGAGCCGTGTGTTCTTTAATTACAATACTTTCAATTTTTTTATTTTTGTACTGGTTTCTATAATAATTTGAAGCTAATATTTCATCCGGATTTATTTCTCTGAGTTCACCGTCGCACTTGTCATGAACGCATTTTCCATGTACATTGTACGGAGTAAGCCTTTTGCATTTTGAGCAGATGTAATACGGTGATGTTTTATAGTTTTTTACGATATACTTGCTTACATTTATTTGATACCATTCTTTAGAATTATGCTTCTTTAGAATACCACCTTCTACAGCCAAATTATTAAATATTACATGCAAAATTTCTTTTGCAGTTCCTTCGTCACATTCACAAACCTTTTGGACATAGCGAACAACCATATTGTCTTTTGCTTTGACAGGTAAGAAGCTCCTCACGTTGTTCAATGCTCTTGGACATTCATACATTATATAATTGTCAAAGCGTCTATAATCCAAACTTTCTCTTTTTTCTTCTGGACTAAGAGAAGATTTAACATAATCAATAGCCGGAGTGGTTTTGAATATGCCGAGCACCACTTGCATTATATTTTCTAAGTCTTTTTTTGTAATATGATATTGACCAAATTCAGCGGCGACATCATCTTCGGAAACTTGTGAAAATATATCACTTAAATCTAAGTCGAAATAATATAACCCCAATCCTTCACTGTCATAAGAACCATCGACTTTTAATAGATCTACAAGAACAGAAATCCACGCATTCTTATTTGCTTCCATATCGTTTGGAAACAAATCTTGTTCTTTAATCATTTTTGATAATCGGGCTACTAATTCGTCAACTGTTATATTTTTATAATTGTTTTCCTTTATGATTTCCCAAATCAGTCTTTTTTGTAACATTCTTGTATGGTTAGAATCAAAAAATGTTGCAAAAAAGCTTGCTTGCTGGCGGCTGTCAGAAAAAGCTAAAAATTGTTTGATGTTATTTTTGCTGTTTTCGGTTACCGATTTATCCTTGATTTTTAAAGATATTTTGGGTGCTTTTTTTGCTTGGATTTCACAGTCATCAATAGCCTCATAAAGAGTTTGAGCTATCAACGCAGTACCTTCATCCTTTCCAAGACTAAGGCTTTTTACTATTCCCGAATGACTTTTGTGACCGCAGCAAGGGCATTGATTGATATTATTATAAACAATCTCATTTCCATCATCGTTCGTTTGAGTTACTCGATAAATTGAACGAATAAAATTCTTATCACAAGAACACTGTCTTGCGTTCAAGTTGTTTGCTATATGAATCGCTCCGCATTTTGAACAAACTTTGAATTCCTCCAGAGCATCGCTTTCAATTTCGGAATCTGTAATATTGTCCATTAAAAAATAATCTAAGCTGACTGATTCATTGTTTCCATAATTCTCATATATGTCGATTTCTTTATTTTGTATGAGATAGTCTATTCCATCAGAAGAGTTTTTATAAATTTTCCCAATAATATAAGGAGAACTGCAATAACGACAGTTACCCAATTCAAAAGCCTTAAAGCCATCAATTATATTTGTCTTTGTTAAACTTAAATTTGGGTTTTCTCCTAAAGTTACATAAGCACCCGACAAAGGGCGAACGAATGAATGATATTTTAAATCGAATAAACCAATCCCATTTTTTTCAGATTGGTTGATTAGATCTATTAAATCCACAAGTTGTGCTGACGATAACGTGCCGTTAAATTCTTTGAGAATTGTGTTAACAGCTTTACTTCCGTTTTTTAATGATTTATATAAATCATATACATGTCTATCATGAACCAGTAATTCATATAAATATTCATGTATGTCAGCAGTTTCTATATTACAATATGTGGATGCCACTTTTGCAATGGCATTCAAATCATTTTTAGCATTTTTAATAAGTTGATAGTCAGAGCCTGATATTGTATATTTTACAAGATCCTCTCTAAGAGGTATTCTCTTTGAAAATATAATATCTTGGATGCTAAAGTCAGAAGATGTTAAATTATGGGCGAACTCAATAATTTCATTTTCTGATTTACCCTTTTCACCCAATGTTGCACTCGTAAGAATAAAGCGAGGTTTTTTCGTTGCGAAACCAGTGAGCCTTCGCATAAGAAGGGACAATTCTATCCCTAATGCACCATGATATGTATGGGCTTCGTCTAATATAACAAATTTCCAATTGCTTAATCTTTCAGGTGTAAAAATTGCATAGTCATTAGGCCTAATCAACAAGTATTCCAACATTGAGTAATTTGTAAACAATAAATGTGGTGGATTATTACGAATTTCTTCTCGTGAAATAAGCTCGTTTTCAGGTATAACAATATTATTTTCTTCAGCATGTTTTACTCGATAGTTTTTCGAAACGGTTTCTTCAGTGTCACCTGTAAAAAAGCCATATGTTATATCAGGAAAATCAGCAAGTATTTTTCTTACTCGTTCTATTTGGTCATTAAGAAGTGCATTCATAGGATATAAGAATATTGCTCTTATTCCAATTTCTTGTTTTCCTATTTCTATATCGTTCGTAAGTTCATTTAATATAGGCAAGAGAAAGCTTTCTGTTTTTCCCGACCCTGTACCGGTTGTAATAACTGCATTATGACCGGAGCAAATATGACGAATGGCCTCTTCTTGGTGAGAATATAATGGTCGTTCAAAGTCAATGTCACCGAGTTTTTTGAAAGTTTGGCATACAACGCCTTCACTGATTAGCTCATTTAAATTCTTACCTCGTTTGAAAGGAAGATTCAAGTCAACATACGGACCTTTGAATAAGTCCTCATCATCCAACTGCTTTTCGAACAAAGATTGAAGACGGTCTGACTCAAATTGAAAAGAAGACCTTAGATATTCCTTGTATCGGTTATTGATATATTCCGAACGTTCAATCGGATTTCTTTTACTCATAATTCTTCTCCTCATGTACTGCTATACTATATGAAAAAATGTCTATGGCGGCACTGTCATCCATAGTGTTTTTTATTCCGTGATGTTCAAAATCCATAAGTAGACCATCTCCGTCTTTTGTAACAGAAAGTTCAATTATTCCATCTATTACATCACTGCACATTTCAACCTCAACAGGATTTATGTTGTCAAGCATATATGCTCCTCTAAGTGTTTTTGCATAAACTTCCCCAATAAAATTATCATTATTGATCATATTCACAAATTTTATATATGTAGTATTGAAAGAATATTTTTTTCTGACGAAATTCCCTTGTATTAGTTGATCAAAATACACATCTTTAATTTTAAATGCTCGTCCGATAAAATCTTCTCTGGCATATATTGTTTGTTTATAAGTTGCAAGAGCTTTATCTTTTTTTAATGTAATCCCTTTTTCTTTCTCATAGAAAGTTATTGTGTATTCCACAAATGACATTAAATTCTCAACTTGAATTGTTACATTGTTTTTTACAAATTGACTTTGATAGACATCTCTATTGTCAGCAATAATCGTAAAAAAGACATTTCCTTTTCCGTGAAATTTTGGCGTAATGTCAAGAGACTTACTGTTGGTATTGTATATAATCGATGTTTTATTTGTGTCTATTATACATTTGTTATAACACCATAATGCATTTTTAGCTATACCATTAACTAAAAAGAGAATAGATATATAATCATAATTTGTTTTATACGAATTTAAAAATCCCACTTTAACACGGTGATATATAGCACCGGTTTCAAATTTAGGCGTTTCGTCAATGTACATGCCGGTAGACATAAGCATTGATATAGCATCATATTTGAAATTATAAATTTCTATAACACTGTCAGGTCTAATGTCGCCAATCCAAATATCATCCTTAAATGACATCCATTGACCTCCGTCGATTCTATACATATCCATCTCAAACGGAATAAAATAGTTGTATTTTTTGTCACCATAAGTGATACACAACCAGTTATCATTAAAATCTGAAATAGTGATTTCTTTTAAAATAGTTTCGGACATTAAAGAAGACCCTACATATACCAAATATGATTCTGCATCTATTTTATCAACTTCTGCTTCTAATTCATTATCAATTGCAAAATGACACTCAAAAATTTTATTTCTTTTTCCGTTAGCCCACCCATATATCTCGGTCATATATACACCGGGTAACATGTCTTCTATGTTAACAGATAATTTTGAGGTTGTTTCACCTTTTATAATGTTCTGTTTAAATTCCTCCTGTTTTTGAATTTGACCATTAACTATAAAATCGAATCTTGAATATTTATTCTCGCATTCGAATTTCAAAGATTTTACTTGTCTATAAACGGGAATTTTTCTATCACTGCCTTCTTCTGTAAGAAAATGGTTATCATATAACTCGCCTATAACACCAGGTTTTAATAGTGATGAAAAATTAAATACAACATCGCCAATTGTGATTGCATCTCCGGCTTTTACTATTTTATGACTAAGATAAAAGTCATTATCAGAGTCTTTTATACAAAACGTTGCTACTCCGGAATAGTCTGTATTGTTCTTGATTTCATTTCCGTTTTCATCAAAAACAAAATAATCTCTAAAAAGCTGATTTTTGCTGCTATAAATCACATCTTGGTTTGACATAAGCATATACGTAATTTCGCCAAAAGGATTATTTAAGCGAATCTTACTCGGAGTCACTCGGTATCCACCTATAATTTCTCTAATATCCGGCGAATAGTTAGAATAAATTTCTTCATCACCATTTTTTAAAATAATATAAATATCTCTGTAATCATAGATGGCTTTAATTCTGTGAATTGGTGGTACCATATAAATTTCGTTATTTGCTAAAATATATATTGGCTCCCAGCGTGAGCGGAAATCAGAACTTTTACGAATCTTGTTTTTCTCTTTTTTCTCTTTAATTTTAGAAGTCCATTTTTCATAACCTAATTTTAAGTAAGGATTTTTAACAATAAATTCGTTGCCCCACACTCGTTTGTCGATAATTTCAGCAACTTTCATGCTTAACTCAATTACATTATTAGTATCGTTTGAATTTATTATTAGTTGTTTTGTTGACTTAATTAGTTTGTACGATTTTTTCGTGACATTAATTTGAATATCGTCATCATCTAAAAGCATATTTGAGCGCAAACTATCGAATATAAATTTGAAATCTTCATACAATTCCTCCTTATCATCGGAAATGCTATATTCTAGATTTAATTTGTAAATATCATAAATGAAATCAAAAAACGACGGCAAAAACGCATTTGGAACAATTGCGTTTGTTAAAACAGTATTGATTATGCGTGAGTTGCTTTTAATATCATTTTCAGTTCTGAACTTGCTCAAAATTGAACGAATTCGTCCTTCTATCTTTTGCGACGAAAATTCCTCATATAACGAGGCATAGACACATCTGACATGGTCATAAAAATTGCCATCATAATACATCATAGCAATTAAAACCAGTGAAATAAATATAATTTCCGGACCGGATGTATATGTATCGGAATGCGAGGCTAAATCATTATATAATTTTTCTTCTGCTTGTCGGTGAATTTCGTCAATTATATCAGTTGCATTTGGATCATCTAATAAATTCATCAATTCCAATCCAATATTGGCTCTTTCATTTGCTTGGTTTTTGAGGTGTTTGATTTTAATTTGGACATGATTATCAATACTATCTGTATATTTATCAAATAACATATAATCACACTTCCTCCTCGTTAAGCTATGTTGATGTTAATTTGCGAAAAGATGTTAATTATTATTTATATACTTATATAGTCATTATAATATAATATTTGACTTTTTTCAATGTTCTACACCAACAGGTAAGTTTATTAAGGTTTTAGGGTGTCCCTAAAGAGCAAAATTACCGTTTGGATATATAAATGGTCTGCTCGCTCAGGTTGAACATTTGATATTGGATTTTCATCACCCATAATCTTTATAAATAAAAATCAAGGCACAGCTTACGGAGAAAAATCCGTTGGCTGTGTCTTTTTCTTTTTGCCTATTAAAATTGAATACCAAATTCAAACTAACTTTTCCCCTTCGATTTGATAAATCGGAGGGATTTTTTTATTTTCGGAAACTTTTTCTCTTCGGATGGGGTACAAAACGGCTCTCCCGGTTCAAACAAGCGAGGGGGTAAGTAAAATTTTTTGAAAATCAGGAAAATGGGTGTGCATTTCGGTACCCTTTGTCCAAATGAGTAGAGGGGTAAATGTTAAATGTTTATGAATTTTCCGGAAAGCACCCCCAAAAAAGCGTTCCCTGTTCAAACAAGTGAAGGGGTAATAAAAAAATATTGGTCAGAGGGTTAATTTTCGACCGTTTTCGTTGCCTACCAAGTGAGAGGTGAAAATTTATTTGCAAATAGGGGGGTGCAAAATGCCTCTCCCGGTTCAAACAAGTGAAGGGAGTTTTTACAATGCCGAGATTATCAAAGAAAGCAAAACAAGAATGGAATTTTTTCATAAATCCCAAAACAGGCAGACGAACATACAACAGCCTTTGTCTTAAATGCAAAAACAAATGCAAGCAGAGCCACAAGGCAATCGTTGTTTTCTGCCCGAAGTACAAATCCAAAAGAGGTGCCAAAAGCGTTAAAAATCGCCGTGAATATGACGACAGCGGTTAATTTAATATAGCGATACTTGTTTTCAATAAAATGTCGATACAAAAGAAAAAATTACCGATTTCGGCACCAAATCAATACAGAAACAGAGGTGTAAAGCAAAGATAAATCGGTGATTAAAACCAAAACGGAGAGCAGCCGTATAAATATATAAATAAATATATAGCTTTTACTTTCCGATAAAGAGAATTTATTAAGAAGGGATATATTATGATTCAAAACAAAGTTTACACAAGAGAAGAAATGAGAGAGGAACACATCATTACCTCCGACTACAAATTTATTGACAAAGAGGGCGAATACTTCGCAAAGTTAATAATGCGAGCTGAGGCGAGTCGAAATATGATGCGACTTTTTCTTCGGCTAAGTGACGGGAGAAAAATAATCACACCTGTATTTTGGTGGCAGAGTTATCTTGGCTTTTACGAAATAGATAACGGAACAAATTTAAGATTGATTTATGAGAAAAACCATAAGGGTATTTCCCTCAAAAAAGTTGAAATATTAAAGGAGGCAGAAAAATGATAAAAAACATAAGTATAGATTTGCTTGTTCCCTTTGAAAATCATCCGTTTAAGAAAAGAAGTGGAATTGAGCAACAAGAATTAGCAGAAAGCATAAAAGAAAACGGATTGCTTGAACCTATAATAGTTCGTTCTTTTCCGGCTGGTAAATATGAAATTATCAGCGGACACAGACGAGTTGAGGCGTGCAAGGAATTGGGGATAACCGAAGTACCCGCAATAATCGAAGAACTCACAAAAGACGAGGCGATTGTGCAAATGGTGGATTCAAACATACACCGTGAATATATTTTACCGAGTGAAAAGGCTTTTGCATACAAAATGAAATCAGAGGCACTAAAGCATCAAGGTAAAACTTCGTGCCAACTTGGCACAAAGTTAAGAACAGATGAAAAGATTGCAGAAACCGTCGATGACAGTGCAAGACAAATACAGCGATATATTCGCCTGACATATTTAATCCCCGAATTGCTTAAACTTGTTGACGAGGAAAGGATAGCCTTTACTCCTGCGGTTGAGCTTTCATATCTGTCGGAATATGAGCAAAGAACATTGCTTGAACAAATCGAATTTACAGACGCTACACCGTCATTATCGCAAGCACAAAGATTGAGAAAATTCAGTAAAGACGGCAACTTTTTCGTCGATACCGTTTTTGCCGTACTTAGCGAAGAAAAGCCCAACCAAAAAGAACAGGTACGAATACCTGCCGACAAGTTGCGTGATGTCTTGCCAAAAGGTTTGGATAAACAAAAGACCGAAGATTTCATAATTAAAGCTTGCGAGCATTACAGAAAATATTTAATCAGACAGCGTGAGAGGGAGAGATGATATGAAAAAGCAAATAACAAATTTCAACTTGGGTACAGGCGAATATATGATAAATGGAGTAAGATATATCGTTTGCGGTAAATTTGAGGATTTTAACATTAAAAAATATAGCGACAGCAATCATTTGAATAACAGATTGAAAAAATATCTCACGGGCGATTTCGCAGAATTGTCTGTTGATAGTATCAATGATAAAATGACAGATGAATATGATTGTTCGACTGTCGGAAAGGAGGATTAAATGCAGTCGAAAAACAAAAACCAAATAGGGATAACTGCTCTTTATTGTCGTTTGTCCCGTGATGACGGAACGGAAAGCGAGAGTAACTCCATAGGCAATCAAAAGAAGTTGTTATCACAAAAAGCAAAAGAAATGGGTTTAACGGATACAAAATATTATGTGGATGACGGATATACCGGAACAAATTTTAACCGTCCCGGATTTCAACAGCTTATCGACGATATTGAAATCGGACTTGTTTCTGCCGTAATGGTTAAAGATTTATCCCGCCTGGGCCGTGATTATGTTTCGGTAGGTAATTATACCGACAGCTATTTCCCCGAACATAATATTCGTTTTATTGCAGTAAACGACGCCATTGACAGCGATGAAGGCGAAAGCGAAATTGCACCCTTCAAGAATATCTTAAACGAAATGTATGCAAGAGACATTTCAAAAAAGATTCGTTCATCTCATAGGCTCAGAGGCAGTATGGGAGAGCCGCTATCGCAACCGCCTTACGGATATATGAAATCTCCGGAAAACAAAAAGAAATGGATAATTGACCCGGAAGCCGCAACCGTTGTGAAAAGCATATTTAAAATGTGTCTCGACGGTAAAGGCAATGAAACCATTGCAAGAGAATTGCAGGAAAACAAAGTGCTTATTCCTATGGCTTATTGGCGGTCAAAAGGATTGAACAGAGGCGGAAAGAAGACACAGACCAATCCGTACAAATGGTGTAAGACAACTGTTCAAAAAATTCTTTCTCAACAAGAGTATTGCGGAGATATTATCAATTTCAAAACATATTCCAAGTCATTTAAAAACAAAAGACGTATTGAAAACTCCAAAGAAAATTGGGCTGTATTCAAGGATGTTAATGAGCCGATAATCGACCGAGAAACATTTGAAGCCGTACAGAAATTTATTTCAAAAACAAAGCGTCGGGCTCCGAAAAAAGAAAACGGCGAACGGAGTATATTTAACGGATTGATATATTGCGGAGACTGCCACAGTAAAATGAGATACCACACAAGCACCTCGAATAAAGAAATTCACTATTTCACTTGTTCCGACAACAAGGTGGATTACCGAGGAAAGTGCCCGGGAAGACATTGTGTCAGAGCAGACGCCCTTGAAGAAGTTGTAAAACTCGAATTAAGGCGACTTGTTGAAATGTTGGAAATTGACGAGTCATATTTTGCACAACTGCTTTTGCGGAAAATGACGAAGAAAGAGAAAAAGACAAAAAGTTTTTGGAGTTGGAACTGCAAAAAGCGATTGCACGCAGCGGTACGGTATCGCAACTTTATGAAAAATTGTATGAGGATAATGTTATCGGAAAAGTCAGCGATGAGTGGTTTGTTGAGCTGTCTCATAAATACGAAAAAGAGCGTATGGACTTAAAAGCCAAAATTGCGGATACTCGATACAGAATCGAAGAGTTGAAAAACAACAATTCGGAATATGAAAAATTCATATCGGCAATTCGCAGGTTTATGCAAATGGATAATCTGACATCACCGTTGCTTCGAGAACTGATTGACCATATTGATATTTTTGAAACAGAGGGCACAGGCAAAAGTCGAACGCAACGAATCGTTATATATTACCGTTTTATCGGATATATTGAACTGCCTGATACGCAAGTACAAAATTATACAGCAGATACACGCAAGGGCGTTGCCGTAGAGTATATAACCGAGCGATTCACGGCATAAAAAGAGCAAGGTGTTACCCTTGCTCGTACATACGAATTATATGATAAAACAAAAAGAGTGTTCATAAGTCAAATCCCTTATGAACACTCGATATGGTCGAGGTGACAGGACTTGAACCTGCGGCATCTTGGTCCCAAATGCGGCGCGCTATCAACTGCGCTACACCCCGATAGTTATTAAATTGTGGTCATGTAAGTGGTCAAATCTGTGGTCAAACACATTTTTGACCGCCATTTTTTGTTTTCCAAACCGCCCGAAATCCGCACGGTTGAAGGGTTTTCGGCGGTTTTCGTTGTCATGCGGTGAGAATACCGTCTATGCTCCCAAACGCATTTATGATGGCACTTTCCGCCGAAAATGGCTTTTTCCGCCCCTTTCCGCTCGGAAAACCGCGCTCTTCGGCACTCCCCAGTCCACTGTTTCCGAATGCTCCGAAACGGTAGGTGGTCTGTTATGTGGTCAACAGGGATTTCTGCAGAATAATACGCAATACACGCCTCTCGTTATCACGCGAGAGGGGATCGCTTTTTATATGGTTATTATAACTCTGAACAGCACCTGATTCAAGTCAAAATTTGCACCGCAGTAGACAAAGAAAAAAAGGTTGAATAAAAGCCGAATTAAATTCTTAAGGTAAACGATCCATTTGTTAATTCAGAACACTCGGCAGATGTCCAATCCATTAACCCTTTTGCATTTTGATACAAGAGGCTTATATCAATTATTTTTGAGACACTTGAAAAAGATAACGATCATGTCCCCGGAATATATTCTATATTAATTGCATCGGCAATTACTTGTGCCGAGAGACTTTTATTGTGTTTCTGGTATACTTTTATTGGTTCTATTGTGTCGGAAACTCCGAGAATGTAAAGCAAGGGATTAGACTCATAGGATATCTTTTTGAAATTCTCTTCCAGCAAGTCGAATAATTTATATTTTTCGTAAAGATTAGCTCATCTTTTATAGGCTGAGCTTGTTTTTTGGTTACATACCTAAAGTCATGCATTATTGTTTCTCCTTAATATTATCTCCCTAACCGACCATCTAACCTGAGTTAAATCGTTATATTATACTACAATAATATCATTTGTCAAGGATTATTTCTGGGGGTTATCTTTTGCTAATTTTATCTGATTATTATACTCTCAACCTAACAAAATTTGTATCGTAATAGACAGAGAAAAAGGCTGGAACGGTATGAAAAATCCTCTGAAACGTTCGGTTTCAGAGGATTTTTGGTGCGAATGTTCATAAGGGATTTAATAAGCAACCGAAACGTACAATCATATTTCAAAAACGCATATTTTTCAATAATCCTCTTTTGCGGTACAATGTACACGCAAAGGAGGATTTTGCATTATGAAAGTTAAAGATGTTAAGCACAAAGTAACCCTTGATGATTTTGAGCACCGCCTGATCGTTGGTTGTGTAAACGTGGCAAGAACTAGGATCAATACGGCAGTGAATGACCTTTACGGCGGTTGGGATGATTTCTCTGAAGATTCAAAACCGTTTATCGAGGACGCGCTTAAAACGGCAGACTTGGAAGCTGTTTATACTTCGGTCAAAAATGATGAAAACGAGTCAAAGGATATTTTGGTCGGCTTTGAAAAGGAGTATCCAACGGTCGCAAAGGAATCAAATATAGAGGATATCCTGAAATCACTGAAAGAAAAGCAAAAGAAATAACTTTCAAATGGGTTGCCCACGGCAGCCCTTTTGTTATGTCTGAAATTATAAACGTGAGCAGAATGTGCACTTTCAGAAGAACAGATTAATACTGAAATCACAGTATTATTATGCCGAAAACTGTTGATATTCGGGCCGAAATGTGGTATAGTACTTGTGTTAGAATTTGCAGAAAAGAGTTGTCGTGATGAATTTTTATGTCTACAATTATTATCCACAAAATCTTTCTTTGCGAAATGTCATAGTGCTTATTAGGGATAACTGGGATGATTGGTTTAGATTCGAAACAAAATTTAATTTGCTGTATATAAGTGATTTAGGTAAATATGAGTCTTTAGGTAATATTAAAATAGGGCAAAAAGGAATGGCCGATGGACAGCGTTCGCCGCAAATTCCTGATACTTTTACGCAATTGCCCGTAGATTGTTTTTCCTTGGGTCAAAGTGATTATTATTATGATGCACTTAATCAGCGTGGAGACGATTTTAGAATTGAGATACTTTCAGCGCTTCGTGACATTGCTTATGACAACTCTCTTTACGCAAAAGTACGGAAATTAGATGTTACACGAATTTCGCTTATGCGTGATGTATCTGATTTTATGATCCAAAGGCAGTTCAGCAGAATTGCAAAAGGTAGTGCTAGACTTACAAAGTATAAAATTGAATATACATATCCACAAAACGGAGAAGAAGATCCCACAACATTGGTTTTTTCTGTTACTCCCGAATCAAATCCGCCGACAAATATCCAGGTAATCATTGGTAGGAATAATGTTGGGAAAACATATTTAATAAAGAATATTATAAAATCAATTTATTTCCCGGACGAGCGAGAAAAATATGGTCGATTGAGATCATCCAATGATAATACGGGAAGATTGGTATCTTCAAGAACACAAGCTTTTGCAAATATTCTGTGTGTATCATTCAGCCCGTTTGATAACTATGACGAAATATTAAAGTTAACCGAGAAACGTACTGCAACACCATTTAGATATATTGGATTAACATCTGATGATTTATATGGAACTCTCAAAAGAAACTTTGTTTCAAGTTTGGAAAAATGCATGTCTTCAGATAGAAAAGTACAATTATTGTCAAATGCATTGATTACGCTTGAAACCGATCCTGTTTTTGAACGTTCTAATATAAAAGAACTACTTCCATCTGATGATGCAAATAATAACAAAAAAACAATTGAGGAAACAAAAAAGCATGCAGAAACGCTATTTTCAAAGCTGAGTTCAGGCCACCAAGTTATTGTGTTAACTTTGGTGCAATTGATTGAAAAAATCACAGAGCGAACTTTGGTAATACTTGATGAACCTGAAAATCATTTACATCCTCCGCTGTTGTCAGCTTTTGTTCGCGCCTTGTCTGAACTATTGATAGACAGAAACGGAGTGGCGTTAATCGCGACGCATTCACCAGTTATTTTACAAGAAGTACCCAAAAGTTGTGTATGGAAAATAAATAGAATTGGGCGTGAAGTGACTGCGGATAGATTGGAAATCGAGTCATTTGGCGCAACTATTGGCGCACTCACACGAGAAGTATTTGGACTTGAAGTTCGACAATCCGGATTTCATAAAATGATTATTGATGAATTGCGAAAAGGGAAAAGTTACAATGATATAATATCGGACTTTAATAATGAACTCGGAGATGAGGCACGAGCGCTTTTACAAACTCTTGTGTCATTAAATAGTGAAGAACAATGAAACATTTAAGTCGAATGGGATTCTCAGTTAAAGAAATAGTTACTGATTGTGCCTCAAGTTTTAGAGATGAATCTTTAAAAGAAAAGTATATTAGCTCTGCAGAGTATATAGAGCAAAAGAGCAAAGAGTATGTTGCTGTTGCTAATAACAATGATTGGCCTGATATTTCACCACACAAGACCGTCAATACGATAATTACCAAAGATGAGATGGTGTACTTATACAATAATAAATTTGTAACACATCAAGATATCAGAACAAGGTATTATGACAAAATACTTGCAAACGTTAAATCCGGGAAATGTCCAATTTGCGGAATCGGACAAGCTTCGACTCTTGATCATTATTTAGCAAAGACCCTGTATCCTACATATTCAGTTACACCGGATAATTTGATTCCGGCATGTAAGGATTGTAATAGCAACAAAGGCAATAGTCCTGTTAACAGCAAGTTAAGTGCGCCGTTACATCCATATTTTGATGATGTTGACAATGTTATATGGTTGTGTGCTGATGTTGTACCTAAAAACAATATTTTGGTCGCACAGTATTATGTTAATCCGGAAATAGAAGAGGTTAATGTTGAACTTTATTCTCGGTTATGTGCACATTTGGATTTATATAAATTGAAGCATGCATATTCCGTTCAAGCATCAACTGAAATATCAGAAAATATCGGAATTTGGAAAAAAGTATATCAACTGAGTGGAAAGCAGAGATTGCTACAATATTTGACCGAGTGTTTGCAATCTTACGAAACCGCACAAAAAAACACATGGAAAACAGCACTATTGCGTGGAATTTATAATGCTGTAAAAGACGATATAATCAATGAATTTTAATGTTATTGAGGTGTAATGCAATGGCCGCAAGCTATAAAAAATTATTCAAGCTTTTAATTGACCGTGATATGAAAAAGAAAGAACTCGCCGAAAAGGCCGGCATCAGTATTGCCACTATCACCAAAATGGGCAAAGACGGTGCCGTTGTCTCAAGCGAAGTTCTTGTGAAAATATGCTCAGCCCTTGGTTGCACTATGGATGATATAGTGGAGATAATTGAAAAATAAAAGAAAGGCATTTTATAATATGTTACATGATGGGCTGTATGAGCAAATTATCAATAAGGGATTAGAAACAGAGCTATCCGTTACGGACAAGCTTTCTACTACTGCGCCCATTGATAGTGCTGAGGCGTCCAAAGTACTGGCAAAATATATTGCCGAAGTTGTAGAAAAAGGGCTTGATAATGTTGCTGACAATGGCGGTGACGTGGGCTCACAAGTGGCTCTTGCAAACCGTATTATTTCTACGATTATCCACGAAACAAAAGAAAACGAACTTGATGAAATGACGGTTGCAGAGCGGACCGAGCAGCTACTCGCACTCTTTGACAAAAAGAACAGCATTTTATCCCTCGATGAAAAGGCAGCGATTATTCGTCCTGAAACATCTATTGCGCAAAGCTCGCTATTTACTGGTGCAATCCACGAGCCGCAGATGTTTTCAGAGCTCAAGAAGGAAATTATATCCTGTAACCGTATTGATATGCTTGTATCCTTCATTAAATGGAGCGGACTGCGCTTAATAATGGATGAGCTTAAAACCTTCACACAAAACGGCGGTGAACTCCGCATTATTACAACCTCTTATATGGGAGCGACCGATGTAAAGGCAATCGAAGAACTCCGCAAACTTCCTAACACAAAAATCAAGGTGAGTTATGACACCAAACGCACCCGACTTCATGCGAAAACGTATGTTTTCTATCGGGATACCGGTTTTACTACGGCGTATGTTGGTTCGTCGAACCTATCTAATGCTGCCATTTCCAGCGGCCTTGAATGGAACGTAAAGGTCACAAAGAAGGACCAGCCGGAAACGATTGACAAAATCGAAGCCACCTTTGAAAGCTATTGGAATTCCAATGAATTTGAATATTACAACGAGGAGCAAAAGGAGCGTTTAGCCCGTGCGCTAAAGGCTGAAAAATACTTTGACAGTAATAATGCCGAAGTTTATACAATGGATATTGCGCCATATGCCTATCAGCAAGAAATTCTTGATAAGCTGGAAGCAGAGCGCAAGGTTCGTGGCTATCACAGAAACCTTGTTGTTGCCGCCACAGGTACCGGAAAGACGGTGATTTCTGCGCTTGATTACAAGCGTTTCCGCAAGCAAAACCCGGATAAGCCTTGCCGACTTTTGTTCGTGGCTCATCGTGAAGAAATTCTGAAACAAAGTATGTACACCTTTCGCGCAGTACTGAAAGATGCAAACTTTGGGGAGATGTTTGTAGGCAGCTATAAACCGGAAAGCATAGATAATCTTTTTATATCTATTCAAACTTTCAACTCGAAGAGCTTTACCGAAAAAACAACATCAGATTTTTATGATTATATTATTGTGGACGAGTTCCACCATGCTGCCGCGCCTACATATCAAAAGCTCTTATCCTATTATAATCCGCAGATTCTTCTCGGTTTGACGGCAACGCCTGAACGTATGGACGGAAAGAGCATTTTGCCGTATTTTAATAATCGTATTGCTGCCGAAATTCGTCTGCCCGAAGCTATTGACCGTAAGCTCCTGTGTCCGTTCCAGTATTTCGGTGTAACTGATACGGTTGATCTGGATCACTTAAAATGGGCAGCCGGAGGTTATGATAAAGGCGAACTTTCGCGAATTTATACACTCAGCGGCATGATGGCAAATCGTCGCGCCGACTTGGTGGTTTCTTCATTGCTCAAATATGTTACTGATATTGATGATGTAAAGGGGCTTGGATTTTGCGTAACGGTTGAACACGCAGAATTTATGTCTAATTACTTTAATGCCCGCGGAATTCCGTCGATGTTCCTGACCGGACATTCGCCGGACGAAGAAAGAAAAGAGGCAAAGGCCAGGCTTGTAAAAGGTGAAGTGCGGTTTATCTTCGTCGTTGATATCTACAACGAAGGTGTGGACATTCCTGAAGTCAACACGGTTTTATTCTTGCGTCCAACAGAATCTTTGACAGTGTTTTTACAGCAGCTTGGACGTGGACTGCGTTTATCCGAGGATAAAGAGTGCCTGACTGTACTTGATTTTATCGGACAGGCAAACAAAAAGTATAATTTTGAAGATAAGTTTGCAGCTCTACTTTTCAACACCACACGAGGCGTAACACGTGAAATTAAGGATGGGTTTATTTCACTCCCAAAGGGATGCTATATTCAGCTTGAAAAGAAGGCAGCAAGATATATTCTTGATAACATTCGCGCATCTTATGGAAACAGCGCAGGTCTTGTTGCACGTATAGCAACCTTTGAAGAAGATACCGGCCTAAAACTTACTCTCGAAAACTTTCTTGACCACTATCGTTTGGATCCCCGCTCAATCTATAAATTTGCTTCTTTTTCTCGTCTGTGCGCGCGTGCAGATATAATTGATGATTTCGAGGAACCGATCGAAGAGGTAATGTCAAAAGCACTCAGCCGTTTTGCTTTGGTTGATTCAAGACGTTGGATTGTGTTTATGCTACGTGTTTTGGAAAACATCGACCATTTCGACCTTACAAAACTTTCGGATATAGAAAAGCGTATGCTTCAGATGTTCTATATTACAATGTGGGGAAAAGCGATTGAGGATTGGAACGCGGACGAAGTATTCGAAAATTTCCGGGCTCTTTTAAATAGCCCGATAATGCTTTCTGAGCTGATTGCATTGCTCAAATATAACTACAATCGCATTGATTTTATTGATGAGCCTGTCAGCCTCGGATTTGATTGTCCGCTGGATCTGCATTGTACCTATACGCGCGATCAACTGCTTGTTGCAATGGATTTTATGAAGCCAAGCACGGTTCGCGAAGGTGTAAAATGGTTGCCCGACAAGGAAATTGATGTGTTCTTTATCACATTGAACAAGTCGGATAAAGACTACTCGCCTACAACCATGTATCAGGATTATTCCATCAATGAAACACTGTTCCATTGGCAAAGTCAAAGCACGACCAATGCAGAAGGTAAAGTCGGTCAGCGGTATATCAATCATCGCAAAAACGGCAGCAAGGTTCTCTTGTTTGTGCGCGAATTTAAGAATGATGTTTACGGCAATACTGCACCGTACACTTATCTTGGTACTGCAAATTATGTTTCACATAACGGTTCAAGACCGATGAATATTACATGGAGATTAGATGCCCCCATTCCGGCAAAATACCTGAAGAAAACAAACAAATTGGTGGTTGGATAATGACAGAAGTAGTGGCCGCTCTTATATGGGATAAAGATAAATTTATGATTTGCCAACGCCCGGCGCATAAAGCCAGAGGCCTTTTGTGGGAATTCGTCGGCGGTAAGTTGGAACCGGGCGAGACGAAAGAACAGGCGCTTATCCGCGAATGCCAAGAAGAACTTGCCGTGACGCTTTCTATTGGTGATGTATTTATGGATGTCGTTCATGAATACCCGGATTTGACAGTGCATCTAACCTTATTCAATGCAGCTATCCTTGAAGGCATCCCCAAAAAGCTTGAACATAACGATATAAAATGGATCACACTAAGCGAAATTTCAAATTATGAATTCTGCCCGGCGGATGTAGAAATATTGAAAAAGATAACAGAGGTTTTTCGTGATGATTAAGAATTTGATGCATGATCCGATATTTCTTGCTGGAAAGTCGGAGGCTGCGACAAAAGAAGATTTGCAGATTGCACAGGATCTGATTGATACGTTGATCACGCACAGAGACAGCTGCGTTGGTATGGCGGCAAATATGATCGGTGTCAAGAAACGTATCATCGCTTTTCTTGATGAAAGTGGACGGACGCCTACATACACAGTGATGCTAAATCCAGAGATTATTAAAAAAGACGGTGCTTACAGCACCGAGGAAAGTTGTCTGTCTCTTCTTGGCGGCCTGCGCCCTTGCAAACGCCATAAATCCATCAAGGTCAAATATCAGACTTTGGAATTTCACACTCGCATCAAAACCTACACAGGTTGGACGGCTCAGATCATTCAGCACGAAATCGACCATTGTGGTGGAATCTTGATTTAATTTAAAGGAGCAATTATGTCTCAAAACGATAAATACAGAGAAATCTACAACAAAGAAATAATCGGTAGGGGAAGAAGCATAGTTTTCTCATATGAACCCTTTTCGGATAAATTTATTTTTGTACCATTTTCTCATAACGTTGGAGAAACTGCAGTAGAGGATTTGGGAAAATTAATGCGTTACAATCTGCTCTTTTATGCGTTTGGAGAGAATGAGGTTGTTAGGTATTATGAAGATGATACATTTTCGACTTTGCAGGAATCGGCGAAATACGCATTCAAACAGAGATTGCCAGATCGTTCAGAAATAAATGATGGTCTCCCCAGCGAGGCTTTACTGGATTTGTTGATTCAAATGTATACGCCTAATGCGTACAAATTGGCCGTGCGTACGTTGTTTAGACAAAATGATAATAATGAAATTAAGGGCTACGATTCTACATATTTTACGAGAGACGAAAAAGGATTTTCATTGTGGTTAGGGCAAGCTAAACTTGGCGAAGAAACGTATTGTAAAAATTCTATACATAAAGATTTGCTGGATAAGTTTAAGGATGTGTATTTGTCAAAACAACTGTTCTTTGTGTGTGATAAACCTGTCGAATTAACTGATGATGCAAAACAAATATTGCGGGTAATAAACAGATTAAATATTGCCTCTTTGGGAGAAGATGAAAAAACAAGGGCAAAGAAGTTGATTGAATGCTTGAATTCGGAAAAAATTAAGATAAAAATCCCATGCCTTCTGGCGTATGATAAGAACGATGTATATGAAAATGCTTCAGAATTGTGTAAAAAAGTTATTTTAGAAGCGGAGGCTATTCGAAATTATTATCAAAAGCATATATATGTTTTTGATGGGTTCAATCCAGAAATAATTTTTTATGTTTTTCCGATTGAAAGCATAAAACGGTTACGTGATAAGGAGAAAGGATTTTATGCAGGGTTGTGTTAATCAGCTACTAAATGCGATAAATGAATATGATCCCGGAAATATTGGAAGCGTAAATAGATTGCGAGATTTAGTATGCATTTGTTCCGATAATGTGCAGTTGAAGCAGGATCGTTTCGTCGCAAGTTTGTTATATACCGCATCTCAGAAAATGAGAGTATTTGGTTATAATATACTTAATCATTTTAACGAGAACCCTTCTGCCTCATCCGGAATCATAAATGATGTTCGTGATGACGCGATAAAAGGATTATATCGTTCAAAAGTGAATGCTAATAATATTTTGGATTGTACCCAAAAAGAAGTAGTTGATATGTTTCAGAGTATATCTCCTCGACGTTTGTTAGTAAGCGCCCCTACATCTTACGGCAAAACATTTTTAATGAGAGAGATTATTTTCTTAAATAACGAACGTTATAAAACGATTCTTTTGGTCTTTCCAACAGTTGCATTGTTACAAGAAAATGCACGATCTATGAGTAGATTTGTTCAAGAAAATAATTTGAGTTATAACATAGTGAAAAATGTTGACACAGAATTGAATCTTGAACAGAGCAATATATTCGTTTTTACACCGGAAAGAGTTTTACAATTAATTGCAACGTATCCTAATATCAAAATTGATTTCTTTTTCTTTGATGAAATATATAAGATTGATGAAGATTATTGTTCTGATTCTATAGATGAAAAGCACGATGAAATACAACTCAACAAATCTGAAGATTTCTTGAATGTTAATAGAGGAAAAACATTTAGAATTGCATTGTATTTGCTTTCCAAAATGGTACCCGAATATTATTTGGCCGGTCCGAATTTAAACAAAGATAAATTTGGAGTTGGAATGCGAAGATTTTTGGAATTAAATCATATTAGCGTAAAAGAAATCAATTTTGAACCTACGTTGAGGATAACAGTTGAAGCGCATGGTAGCAAAATTGTTGAACAAGCTCCGTGTTGTTTACAGCAATCAACGACAACAGCATTAGTCAAACTCGATTCACATGTTAACGACAAAATAAGAGATGTTGTTAATTATATTGGTGAACAAAAATACGGCAAAACATTATTATATTGCACAACGCCAGGAAAGGCTATAGAATATGCATCCAAACTTGCTGAGGCATACGTGGACAATCAACCGCATAAATATTCTTCCGATTTTGAAGAATTTATAGAGCATATCAGACATGAATATGACATAGACGGTTCTGTAGATGAATGGAGTTTGGTCAAGGTGCTCCGAAAAGGTTTTGGAATGCATCACGGAAAACTCCCCAAATATATACAGCAAGAAATATTAGATCAGTTTGATAAGGGTGCGTTTGATATACTTTTCTGTACATCAACCATTGTAGAGGGCGTTAATACCGATGCAAAAAATATGATTATACTCAATGCCTCCAAAGGGAGAGAGAAGTTAACTCCGTTTGATATAAAAAACATCAAAGGGCGAGCAGGAAGGTATTATCATTGCTTTATAGGTCGTGTTTTCTATATGCATAAAGAACTCTTAAAAATAGAAAATTCAGACGATATAGCATTAAATTTTGCTACTTATTCAAATGAAGAACTGGGAGCGATTGACATTGACAATGCTGATGTTGACGATTTGACAGAAAACAACCGTCAGATCAAGTTGTTGAGAGATGAACAATCAAGAGGATATTTGCTTCCTTACGGAGTTTTTATAAAAAACAGAATGGTTAAAAAAGAAGATCAGGAGAAGTTGCTTCAGACTATTATGCAACCACTTGAATTTAATCGATTTACCATGCTGATTAATCGTCCCGTCAATGTGCAAGATTTCTTGAAGTATAACTGGTTAAAAAAGATACTCGAGTGCTTTTATAATGCAGGTTTAATTGATGATTATGTAGTAAAAAAATATAATGCTGTAGGAATAGGATACAGAGAAAAAGGCTTTTTAGGAATTTTACGATATGAACTAAAAAAACGCCAATCAAGAGATAATGCTTATTCAAATGCTTTCAAGACAATGAAAGACATAGTTGAACATAAAATCCCCAAAATGCTATCTCTTTTTGAGAGTATTATCATCTATGCAGGAATTCTCAAAGGATATGATATGGATATGTTTTCATTATCAAATATTAAACGTTATTACGAGACCGGTGTCAAGAGTTCTTTCGGAGAACAACTTGTAGAATTTGGATATCCGATTGATGCAATACGAAGAATTGAAAAGGAACATCCATATCTTCTGAGCTTGGGTTTTGAGGATTCGCTTGAATACTGTAAAAAATATCTACGAAGATTGTGTGAGGGGCTTGACAACTATGAGAAAAAGCTCCTACAAAATTTCATAAGTAATTATAAATAAAACTAATTTTTCTCTGGACTTCTGCGCCTTTCCGTGGTACTGTTGTGTACTGCGAAGGAGGTGCTGATATGCCACGAATGACTGTAGAAGAAATTTACAGAGGCGAAAAGTATGGTGTGATGGGTGCAGCAACGGCAGACTATCTTATGAATGGGCGTCCGTCGGAATACGACGAGCGTACTTGGCTTGAAATGCTGCTTGTCAAGCACGCGCTGATTGCGGCAGAGAAAATGAAAAATGAGGGCGACACGGTGTCGGGTATGACCGACGACATGTCGTCCTCTTCTTATGTGAGGTGGAATGAGCATGACAACACTTGAAGATCTGTATTACAGAAATATCGCTCCGCACGAACACAGTTTTAAGCGCGGGAGTGCTTACAGCGAAATGTTGAGCTATGTTATTCGGCATCAGGACAGCTTGATACCGACGCTTACGGCTCAGCTAAAAGAAACCTTTGAAAAGCTCAAAGACTGCGAGGCGGAACTGCACGGTATGAATGAGCGTGAAGCGTTTATCAGCGGCTTTAAGCTCGCGGCGAGAATCATGACCGAAGTGTTGTGTAAACCGTCAGAGGATTGAATAAGCAGAAACAAGGCCGAGCCGATTTTGCGGTTTGGCCTTGCAATTTTCAGTTCGACACAGCACGGTTAAAATCTGCACCGCAGAAAACAAAGAAAACAGTATTCCCGCAAAAGCGCCGGAATATACACTGTTGGCGCAAAAAACTTGACAGAATTTCCCCGGTATGTTATACTGCAAGTAAAGAAAGCAACCGACAATTGAATACACATATTTTTATTTTGAGTTTCAGACTCGCACTTACATAATCACCGATGCAGATCAGCATCGGGATTGAGTGCGGGTCTTTTTGTTTTGCAAAACAGCAGTCCTCTACATAACACGGCGAAAAGCCGTGTGAATTTAACAGGAGGAAAAACCAATGAAAGAATCTGTTTACACCGCTTATGAGAATCTGCCACTGTTCCTTAATGCTGAAACGGTAGCCAAGCTCCTCGGCATCTCCATCTCAAGCAGCTACGAGCTGATGCACGAGAAAGGGTTTCCGTCGTTGCTTATCGGCTCACGGCTCATCGTACCGAAAGAAAAATTTCGCGCATGGGTCGAAGAAAAGACGGGAGGCAGCATTTGAAATTCACCCGATATCCAAAGCGTGATGCGATCCGGGATTATTTTCCTCTGCCGAATGAAATTTTCAGCTTGGGTCTCAGCACCGGTGAGATTGCAGTGTATGCGTATCTGATGTACTGCGAGGACAGGAAAACATTTCAATGCCATCCGAGTTACAAGACGATTGGCAAGGCGGTCAGCATGAGCAAAAATACCGTCAGGAAATATGTGGACAGCCTGATTGAAAAGCGATTGATTACTGCCGAACCGACCTCCGTCATCACCCAAAAAGGCGAAAGGCGCAACGGCAATTTGCGCTATACGATACGCCCGATTGGAGAAGCGTTAGAGCAGTATTACGAGCAACAACTGATACGGCTGCACGAAGAAACACGGCGGCGGATAGCTTTGAAAAAACTCGCCGAATTTGACCGCAAACACGGGAAATCGGCGGTTTAAGGGCAGTTTTACGGCTCGTCCGAAAACAAGCAGGAGAAAGCGAGGGGTTGCCTTGCTTTCCCCTCGCAGGACACAGCGGACGGCAACGCCGACCGCATAAGGGTTTGTACGGCTTTTGCAATCCGGTTATGAAACCGCAATTTAGGGGTTGCTCAAATTTTAACCTTGCTGATTTAGGGGTTGCGAATTTCACCGCAAACTTAGCTGGATATTCCGCCATGTATGTGGTATTGTGTTGTACTGCGAAAGGAAGTGATACTATGGCAAAACGAAGACCGTCGGGAGACGGTATGGTGCGCAAGCGCGAAGATGGAAGATGGGAAGACCGCATCGTTGTCGGTCACAAAAAGAACGATGATCCGATTCACCGCTATGTGCTTGCCCGAACACAAAAGGAGTTAATCGTAAAGCTCCACGACTGCATCGAGATGTACCGCGATGCCGACCTCACCGAGGATTCGAATATGACGCTCGGCAAGTGGCTCGACCAATGGATAAATGAAATTATCCGATTTCTGCATCAGGCAAAGGAAGAAGGTTGCTATGAGCTCTTCTTGCTGGAGCTCAGCACGGGAATGCGGCGCGGTGAAATATTGGCGCTCAAATGGAGCGACCTCAACTTCGCAACAGGAGAGCTTCGCATTGAACGGCAGGTATATATCATCAAGGCAGAGGTGATTATATCGGCGCCGAAAACAAAAGCCTCGATACGCACCGTTATTCTGCCACCGTCACTCTTGAAAACCCTTGTGGCATATAAGGAAACGGTGGATTCGGAATGGATGTTTCCGTCACCGACGGATAACGGCAGACCGAGAAATCCGTCATCGGTTAGAAAACGGTTACAACTGATATTGGAACGGGCAGGCTGTAAAAAGGTGCGCTTTCACGATCTGCGGCACACCTTTGCGACCATGGCGCTGGAGCACGGTATGGATGTGAAAACGCTCTCGGCAACCATAGGTCATGTGTCCTCGGCAACCACGCTTGATATTTACAGCCATATCACCGATACCATGCAAAGGCAGGCGGCAGTGCATATTGACCGCAAAATCGGCGGTACAGACGCCCAAATGCCGACGATAGCGCGGAAGGAAAGGAAAGGAAAGATACCTCCCCGGTCGAATTCACGCCGTACAAGCCGAAAATACGCAAACCTGGGACGGGCTGTGTCACGATGATAAAAGACCACCTGTATGAGGGACGGTACACTCCGACCAACGCCTACGGCAAGCGGGAAAGCCATAATATCTACGCGAAAACAAGAGAAGAATGTAAAGAAAAGCTCGCGGAAATGATTGCAGAGGTCAAGGCGCAAATCAAGGCGCAAATCAAGGCGGAAAAAGAACGGCTCAAGGCAGAGCAAAAGGCCTGACCAAACGGCACGGATTTTTCTGTGCCGTTTGTACTTGCTATGTGATTTCAAATGTATGCAATAATTTGTATAAATGATTGAATAATGGAGAGATGTGTGTTATAATGTTGACAAGCGTATGGCAAGATTTTTGGCTTGTGTTTCGCAAGCGTTGACTAAAATGGTGGGAGCATTTGCGTCTTTCCATGCTTCGTCGCCTCTTTAATCTCTGTAAATTTCGCATAATGAGTTGCCATACGCTGCTTTTTTTTAGGAGATGTCATGTATGACTTTTGAATATGTATGTACCAGAAACGATCTGGCGGATTTATTGGAAATTCCTCATGGCAAGCTGACTCACGTTTTATATGTTGCCAAAGTCGATAGTTTTTATAAAATATTTGAGATCCCTAAAAAATCTGGGGGAACAAGAAAAATCTGTGCCCCGACTGGAGATCTTAAGCAAATCCAGGAAAAACTTTATAGCATTCTTTTACACCATCAACAATTCTTGCGTAAGCAAAACAATATACGCACTAATATTTCACACGCTTTCGAAAAAGGGAAAAGTATCATTACGAACGGCGAGGTGCATAGAAATAAGCGCATAGTGGTAAATATTGACCTTCAAGATTTTTTTGATAGTTTTCATTTCGGTAGGGTTTGTGGTTTCTTTGAGAAAAACCGCGATTTTGCCCTTCCACACGAGTTGGCTATTGTTATGGCGCAGCTAACATGCTATCAAGGTAAACTTCCACAAGGTGCGCCAACTTCGCCTATTATTACAAACTATATCTGTCAAACCTTCGATATGAGGATTATAAGAATTGCAAAAAAATATCATTTGGATTATACCCGATATGCTGATGATTTGAGTTTTTCTACTAATGATAAGAAATTCATTGAACAATGGGAACCTTTCTATAACGAATTAACTCATGAAGTTGAGCGGGCTGGATTTAAAGTCAATACCAAGAAAACAAGCGTTCAATATAGGGATTCACGCCAAACGGTAACGGGGCTAGTAATAAACAAAAAACTCAGTGTTGATCATAGGTATTACAAACAAGTGAGAGCAATGGCTGATTCACTCTATAAAACCGGATGTTTTGACAATAATGGCGTTGAAGGAACAGTTAGTCAGTTGGAAGGAAAATTTGCTTTTATCGATCAATTGGACAAATACAATAACATTAAAGATGTTAGTCAACAGCATTCTGTGTTTTGTCTTAACGGACGAGAAAAACAGTATCAAAAATTTTTGTTTTATAGATATTTTTTTGCACATGAAAAACCAGTAATTGTTACTGAGGGAAAGACCGATATTAAATATATAAAGGCAGCTTTAAAGAACCTTTATACAGAATATCCTGAACTCATCGAAAAAACACCAGAGGGACACTTTGAGTTCAAAGTGTCCTTTTTAAAGAGGTCAAAGAGGTTCAAATACTTTTTCCATATGAGCCAAGATGGTGCTGATGCCATGAAAAATTTGTACAACTTTTTTTCGGACAAGAATCCAAAGTATACAAATTATTTCAAAGTTTTTAGCGGATGCTCTGATAAGAATTTGTGTAATCCTGTAATTTTGATTTTTGACAATGAGTTGTCTAATAAGTGCAAACCATTACACTCGTTTGTTTCTCACATTGGATTATCATCTTCTGATAAAGATAGACTCAAAGAAGATCTTTGCATGAAAATAATTGATGAGGGCAATTTGTTCTTAGTGACAAATCAATTAGTAGACGGAAAAGCAGAATGTGAAATAGAGGATTTATTCGATGATACTACAAGAAACCATGTTATTGCCGGAAAGACATTTTCATCGAATGACAAAGCGGATAAGGAAAAGCACTATGGGAAAGAAATATTCGCCAATTTCATTCAGTCAAATTACAAAAGTATTAATTTTGATAACTTTAGACCGATGCTTAATAACATCGTAAAAGTAATTGCTGAATTCGCTGGTACAGAAGGATAATATTTGACCCACAGTAAACAAAGAAAAAGGCTCTGGAATCAAGCAATTCCAGAGCCTTTTTGGTCGGAGTGGCGAGGCTCAAACTCGCGGCCTCCGCATCCCAAATGCGGCGCGCTATCAACTGCGCTACACCCCAATAGTTATTAAATTGCGGTCATGTAAGTGGTCAAATCTGTGGTCAAACACAGTTTTGACCGCTATTTTTTGTTTTCCAAACCGCCCAAAAATCGCACGGTTGAAGGGCTTTCGGCGGTTGGCACCGATAAACGTCAGAAATGCCGTCTATGCTCCCAAACCACCCGCGCTCCCAGCTGCGCCACACCCGGATTTATTTAATTTTTGTGATTTCAGTATCTGTGGGATACTATGTGGTCGTTGCCTTATTATAACATAAATTAACGAAAAAATAAAGAGCTGAAACCGCCGTGTGTAAGGCTTTGTTGAGAATTTGCGGAAAGGTCAAAAATGTGTCCGTCTACGCTCCCAAACCGCAAATACAATCTTAAAAACATTCGATAGACACTATACTTTTTTCAATTTTGAGCCACCTACTAAACCACCTTGATTTTAAAATTCAAATAAGCGAGGGGCTAAACTTATATATGCTATTCTTTTGTGTCTGTATCGGTTTTGTTTTCAACTGTATTTTTTAATCGGCGGACGATATTTACAAGGAATTTCGGAATTGGTGTGCCTAACTCCGAGAGATTTTCGAGGATTGAAATTAATTCGTTGATGATGAGCCAAATCGTTACAATTAAACCGCAACAATATGTGACACCTATATCTACATTTGCCGCCGCTAAGCCTGTGCAGATTAAATAATCGACAACACCCGCAACAACCACAAGAGCGAGATAGCTTGCTTTTTTCAAAATTCCGATTAAACCTGTTTTACTTTTTAATTCGCCGTTTCTGTACGCCGATGTCAATCCTGTAATATAATCAATAAGCATTACAGCGATGAGCACGAGAATTGGGATAAGTAAGATATTAAAATATGATATCAAAGCACCGATAGCTACTGAAACAGTAGCCTGAATAATATTGTCTTTCATAGTTTAGTTATACCTCCAAATCAAGTTAAAGTAAGCTCAATACGGTCAATAGCCTTGCCCTTTGTTTCCTGCATAGCCGTCCTGCTTACTGTCTTTTTCGTCATCGTGCTGCCAATCGTAATAGTCTTCATTAACTGCAGAAACTCTGTATGTAGCCTTATAGTAGCTGCCGTGTGCGGATTTAACATCAGCAGGAGTTGTATAATAAATCTGTACAGCATCAATATCCATTCCGAGAATACCGGCATAGCCGTTTACATCATCATTAAGATTAAAACCTGTAACCCAGCTAAGCCAGTTACCGCCTTTAATATGCACTCTGTACTTAATCTTACCTTTTGTTACTTTGATTGCAAGACCGCTGATTGCCTCGCCGGCAATGCCTGCGAAGTCTGATAAACCTTTTACAGTTGGTAACCACTTACCGCATGCAAATACGCAATATTCAATCGTAGGTTTATCATCTTTTTCAACTTTTGATTCCTCTTTGTTTTCAGAATTACTCTCAAGTTTATTTAAAAACTGTTCCTTCCACAGCTTGTCCTTTGCTGATGAACCGCACCAGAAGCCCGGGCAGATTTTACCGTTAGCATCATAATGGCGAATTACTTTGTCTTTTTTGATGTTATACTTTTTCATAAGTCGTTGAGCAAGTAAGATTACATTTTCAAGTGTCTTGCCTGTGCATTCTGTTGTTGAACCTGCAATTTCAATTCCGATTGAACGGCAATTAATATCCCAGTCGCCTGCATGCCAAGCAATATTTTTGTCAGCGACAGATCGTACAACCGTTGTATCATCGACAAAATAATGTGCAGATGTTTCAACTACATTATTCTTAAAGTAGTTACCGTTGTTTTCTGCTGTGTCGCCGTTGTTGCCGGTGTAATGAATAACAAGTGTATCAATTTCCGAAGATTTTCTGTTGCTCTCTGTAAAATTACCTTTGTTGCACCATATTTCTTTAAATTTATACGACATATTTATACCTCCCATACAGCCATAACGGCGTTATAATATTCCTCTGAAAGCTCGGCTTTAAGTATTTCTCTGTCATTTTCACAATTCATATATGCGTTGCGAACATTGCCGCCAACCTGCATTTCTGTGCCGTCGATAACAACAAACTTCTGTCTGAGTACGCTCACGCTGTCCTTCGTGAGCATATCAAGCGTGATTTTTTCTTTGATTTCCATAGTAATTCGCTCCTTATTTGATTATGTATGTAATAATGAAATTCATTTTTTCGCCCTCTGCAAATTTATCGGACGGTGAACTTATGTAAATCCACGAACCGTCTATTCTCACATTACGCAATTTATTCGCTGTAGAATATACGGCAATACTTGCAAGTTTACTTTCTGTTTTTGACGGGAACGGCAAACCCGACATTTACAAATAGTTTGTATCCGCCAACATACTTGTAATATTTACAGACACAGTAACTGCGTCGCCGTTCTTTACATAAACGAATTTTCCCGCACTGCCCTCATAAATTGTCTGCGTCGGAGATAATTCTCCCGAACCGATTTCGTTATTCGCTGCATCATATTTAGTTGCCAAAGCGGTTTGGGTTGTCTTTTCAAATGCAGAAACTTCGTTTGCAACATCTAAGACACCTTCTGCAACTTTATCAGGTAAATAGATTGCTTCGCTCTCGGAAATCATAATTTTAGATACTTTGAAAGCCCCTGTTCCGTAATAATCAAAACGAATCAAAATATAAGTTGTATCTTCAGCTGTTGTGAAAGAGCCAAAACCCTTTTTTAATTCAAAGCGAGTAGCGGCTGTATTAATTCCATTTAAAAAGACATACGCTCCGCAATTCGTAGAAGATGGAAGCCATGAAAAAAAATATTTTGTATTTGGCTTTACTGCTATTCTCATAGCTTGCGGGGCTGATGAAGTCCATCCGTTTGTGTATGCCCCGCTTTTAGTGGTTGTTAAAGAAATTGATTTTCCATTATAATCAACATTATTTAGTGTGCCGCTATAAACCGGAGTAGTAAGCTCTTGTAATCCTTTTGCCCAGGCATCAAAATCAAAAATATTATAAGTTGCAATTAAATCAGCTTTTTTCTCAATATTTTGATTAAGTGTATTAGCACTGTTATACACAGTGCCGCTTGTAACATAATTTGGGCTGTTTGCCGCAGGCACGGTATCAAACGGCATTTTGTTAAGTTTATTATTTAATGCCTTATCCATATATGTTTTGTCGTAAGCATCGTTAATTCCGTAACCGGCAAGAGTATCCGCCTTATCAGCTTTAAGATTAATCTTCATTGTCACTGTTTCGTCAAGGTCTGTTATTTCATCTTCAAGCTCGGTTTTATCTGCCTTTGCAGATAAGGCTGTGTTAATCGCAATTATTCTCTCACTTAGCGTGTTGATGTTGCCACCCGCAAGCACTATGTCTATGCTGTTGTTGTAGATACCGTCGTCCATATGATTTAAGTTTGTTGCGTTCAGCGCCAGAACAGCTCCGTCAACCCAATTAATTTTGCTGTAACTCATTTATCTCATCCTTTCCTAAATATTCTGTACCTTCTGCCGTCAGCCTTACTCTCATGCCGTTAGTGCCTTTCAGCGTTCGTTCAAGGATAAAACTGTCGACCGTTTCCGTGTCCGTAAAGCCTGTTTTTATGCTCACCTTGTCGCCACATTCGAGCCACCACCTGCCGTAAACATCAGCTTTAAAAGGCCTGTAAGCATACAAATTGTAAAAGATGTAGTTGTTACCTTTATTATCGTTAAAACTTGTAACAATACCTGCAATGTCGGTACAGCAAGCAGTAATTATGTTGTCCGATATATACCAACTTTGTTTTTCTTCTTCTGTATGACCGTACGAAAAATAGCTGTCCTTGTTGTACTTAAACTTAACAAGATTAATACTGCGTGTTGTGTATTCCTCAAAGTCGAGGTTGCTGTAGTTGTCAACGACCTCGGTTTTAGGATTTAAAATTTGAATAAACTTTATCTTGCCCTCTCCGCTCATAATTGCAAAACAAGCATTAAGTTCGCAGTACGCACTCAACAAGTCCGCTATCGTGGTTTTGTCATTGAAAACCGATTTTACAAGATCCAATTTCAGCGACAGCTTATTGCTGTCATTAAAGCCTGTAAATTCGTTTTCGCAATCATAATTACTTAAAAAGTTGCCGCAGAGATATACTCTCAAATCATATAAACTTATTTTTGGCGAATAAATCGCAAGGCTTGTAAAGTAGTTGTAAGCGTATTTTTGTGAAGCGAGGTATAAATCGTCATATGCGATAATTTCCTTTACCGCCCTGTTTTTCTGTCTTGATGAGCTGTTGACAGTACCGCAGAATAGCGACACCTCAATAACTCCCGACTGATAACCGCAATATAAATCTGCACTCGGCAATACTGAATACGAGGGAAATAAAAGCCCCTTGCTGTATGACTGTTTCATCATAACTTTAATGCGTTTGCCGTTGAGCTCTGTGTCAACATTTATCACTCTTACAGTAAGCTGACCCGCAATACAGCCGCCGAGTTTAAACTCCTTGCCGTCACTGATTGCCTGCGTAAGTTCAAGACTTTCAGATATAATATTCTCGCCAGTGATGTCTGGAATATCGTCGTCAGGAAAGCTGATAATTATTTCCCTTTGCAAGCTGTCATTGAGCAGTTGCTTTTTGACCTCATCTGTTAAATTTATCATACCGCTCCCCCTTAATACTCAATAAGTTCAATGCTTATCGGGTTGTAGAGAATATCGGTCTTGCTTGCGTCCATAACCGAAAACTCAATATCTGGAATATAGAAATATCCGCTGTCATATGAGTTTGTTTCATCGTTCCAGTAGGTAACATAGCATTTGCGTTGTACTGTGTTCACGATTGCAGAATTAATAATATTCTGCATATTGATTTTCTCGTTCAAGTGCAGAATGTGGGTAGAAAAAGTAATGCTTGTCTTACCTGTCGGCAGTGTTGAACGCTGTAAACCGCCGTTATCGTCACGCTCGGCATCGTTGTCCATACGCTGATCAGGTGTTGACAAATATTCAGCGAAATAGTTATTAGGAAATTCGGTATCTCCAAATTTTAGTAAATAACTTTTATAATTTGACATCCTGCACCTCCTTTACGCAAATGCCGATTTGCCGTTATGGCGGTTTTTATAAAGCTCGTTTTGCTTTACGATTTCGTTAAAAATATCATTGCCGTTAATTTCAGCGACAAACTGATAGTAGTTACCGCCGTTGTTTCTGAATATTACGAACATCTCATACAGCTTTTTAAGATACGACAGAATTTCGCCGAGAATTACCGTATCCTGACCGCCCGAATTGTCGAGCATACCCTGTAACTTGTTAAGCGGCGCAATAACTTCCGGATTGCCCGAATTAGCGCCTGCGTTATCTCCGACTACCGCAAGTGTCGGTGCTTTGACAAGTCCGCCTGTTGCAAGTCGTGGAATGAGAGGCGGATTTTCAGGCATTGAAAAACTCCAATCCTGTCCGATGATAGAACCAATAGCCCCTGCAATTCCGCCGATTGCATCGATAACACCCGAAACAAAGTTATAAATGCCTGTCCACAAACTGTTGATACCGTCAATGATAGCATTTACAATAAATTTGAACACCGCACCGATACCATCCCAAATGCCCTTGAAAAAGTCGTGAATACCTTGCCAAGCCTTTCCCCAGTTGCCCGAAAAAACACCTGTTATAAAGTCAATAAGACCGCCGAACGATTTTAAAATACCGCCCACAACATCGCCTATAACTCTGAATACTGTTTCAAAAATGCTTTGAATATTTCTCAGTACCGTATTAAACACAGGGCCTAATGTATCGCTTATGAAATTCACAAACGGTAAAAGCCAATTATTCCATATTGTTGCAATATAATCGCAAGCCTTGCCAAAAACAGTCCATAACTGTTCAAAAATCGGTTTAAGGCAATCTGTCCATGCGGACTGAAATACTCCGACAATGAAATTCCACGCAGGCATAATCCAATCATTATAAACATTCATAAGCGTTGTGCCGATATTAAGGAACATATCGCACACATTCTGAAAAATCTCAGAACCGCCCTCGCCGTCCCACCAGCCAAGCAGGAAGTTACCGATGTCTGAAAATACGCCGCCCACGAAGTTCATAACATCTGCCATTTGAAGTTGAATATTGTCAAAAAATTCTCCGATAGTTGCACCGTCATTGTCAATCCATTTTACAAGTGATTCGGTAGCTAAACTAAAGCCCTCCGAGAAAATCGTTCCGACCGCACCGCCGAAATCTGTAAAACCGCTTAAAAGATTTGAAATTGCGTCCTCCATTTGTGGGCGAACTCTGTCAACGCTCTGCCCGATGACATCAAAACCCTTTTCAAAGAATGTCGATAAATTATCGTAGCCTTTGCTGAAATTGTCGCCAATGGTTGTAATAAAGCCGTTGATTTTATTCTTGTCCCTATCAAGCCATTTTGCAACACCGCCCGTCAGTGTTTGCAGCCGTTTACCGCTAACCTGTACCACTCCGCCGACAAATGAACCTACCGCACCGAATGCAGATTTACCGACCTTTTGCACCTGTTTAAGATAATTTTGAGCTACCGGAACAGAATTTTTGAATATCGACTCACAATTTTTGCCGATAGCCGACCAATCAACCTTATTAATGCCCTTTTGAACATTATCCACAAAACCTTTAAATCCGCTCTTTTCGTATAGATTTTTAAAAACACCCGAAACACCGCTGTTTGTGTCTTTAACAACAGTATTTGCGACAGAAGTACCATTGCTTGCCGATGTGCTGCTTGCGGAAGTATCAGAACCGCCGCTATCGGATTTAGTGAGAACATTCAGCTTGTCAAAACCTGCAACGCTGTTCTTTGCTTTTTCTGCACTATCCGCAACACTTTCTAATGAGTTTGAACCGCTTTCTGCCTCATCGGTCAAATTTTCTGCCGAGCTTGCAGCGGCTGAAATGCTGTTTGCTGTATCATCTCCGTCCCAGTTGAACAGCTTTGAAAGCGCATTTATCGCCCCTTTGGCGTACTCTGTAAGTTTTGCGATAGCTGATGACAACTTTTGTACAATGTTAGTTGCTACTTGAAGAATAGGTTTACCCACAACCGCAAGCAACTGATTCCAACTCTCTTTTAAGTTGCCTGTTACATTTTCCCAACCGTCTGATTCTCTGCTTGCTTGTCCGATAGCACCCGAAAGTTTATTTGCGTCTTTTACCATTTCAAGTAAAGTAAGCTGTTTTTGTGATTCTGAAAGTTCCGTAAACGATTTACCATACAGCTTATTAGCCGCCGCATTTCGTGTGGTTTCAGTACAGGACAAACCGAGTGCGGCATCATTTTCAAAGTTGCCTTTCAAGAATGATTTCAGGCTTTCTGCGGTATCTTCAAGCGAGCGGTCATAATATGCCGCACTGTCAGCCGTTACCTGTAAAGCCTCCTGCATCATATTCAGTGCATTGACACTGTCCATACCTGTTGTTTTTGCAAAAGCATAAATACTCGTTCCCACACCCTGCAAGCGTGTTTTCAAAATACCACTGTTTTTAGATACCGTAGCAATAGCACTTTCAGCTTGTGACTGCATTGAGCCAAATGTTTGTTCAAACTGCGAATTTGCGGCATTAACCTCTGCCGCCGATTCAATGCACTGCTGACCGAATTTCTTAACAGCGGCAACCGAAAAAGCAGCCACAACCGCTGTACCGAGTTTTTTTAACTTAGCAGACATCTTATTGCTTACGCTGTTTGCCTGCTCCTGCACTGCATTAAGCGATTTAGAAAAGCCTTGCCTGTTCAGTACAAGATTTAAGCCGATTTCGCCAACTGTAGCACTCATTTCTCACACTCCTTTCGATATAAAATAAAGGGCGTAACGAAATGTGACACCCTTGTGGTATAAAAACAGCGCACACCCGAAGATGTACGCTGTATAATTTGATAAAATTTTAGCCACCCCGTTTGGAGTGGCTTTTACAATGTTATAATATTTAACATTTATTAAATATTACCAAAAATATACATAAAAGTCAAGAATTTTATAAAAATAAACAAAATTGTATGCAATATTTACATATTTGCAAATATCATTTCAAAGTCATGCAAGGCTATGTTTATGTCAGCCTGCGTGCGTTTATTTGCTGTGCGTGAACGCCACTTGTTGCGTATTTTATGTTGAGATGATGTAAAGTTCTTCAAAACATTTTCATCGTTCTCAAGGCGAATTTGAGCTGTTCTCGCAAGAGGCGTGTCAGCTCCCAAGCCACACAGCAGAGAGCTGAACTCCGCCCAAGTCATCTTTTTAAAATCTTCGGAGTAAATGCTCACCCCGTACTCTGACTTAAAACTCGATACGATTAAATCGAAATCATCTATTAAGTCGTAGCCGGGGTCTGAATTTCCCCCTCGCTGTCATTGTCGGCGATAAGCTCTGTTGCTGTCTTAATAACAGTTGAGAGGTCGGCAAACGAGAGATGAAGTTTTGCAATCTTTTCTCTGTTCTCCTCGTCAAAGAGAAGCTCAATCGCAGATAAAATGTCAGTGCTTGATATACCGTTCTCGCTGTCGAAAAGAGCAATAGCCTTGATAAAAGAAATTGCGTCGTTGTTGACCTCAATTTCAGTGCCCTTAACCAAAATTTTTGGCTTTTCCTCAAAATTGAGTTTGTTTGTAATATCAATGATTTTTGACATTCTTTATACCTCCTTAGGCTGCCGGTGTGTATTCGGGCTTGCCGTTTGACATAACCTCAAATTCAAGAGGTGCAACACCTGTGCTTGCGCCTGCGCCGTTTGCTGTTACAGAGATAACCGCATTCTTGAAGAGTACGCTTGCACCGTTCGGGAAAGTCCACTTAAACGGAAGCTGTGCGGCTGTGCCGTTCTTAAACGCAAGCTCTGCGATTTCATCGTTGCCCGCGTCACCGATTGTACGCTTGCCCTTTACAGAGATTGTAACGCTCTTGGCTGTCATAAGTCTTGACTTCCAACCCTCGTTCTCAAATGCTGTCCATTCCTCAACGCCGTTATCAAATGCAACCGAAAACTCCTCGCAATTTGCGATTGCTGTTGTGGCGGTGTCTGTACCTGTCTTACCTACCGCAAACTGATTTTCGTAACATGGATAAACTCCACTTGATACTGCCATGATTATTTACATCCTTTCATAATAAAATTTAACTTCAATGACTTGCTCATAAACGCCCTTGTCGTCTGTGCCTACATCAATAGGCTCAGGGGTGAGTAGCTCGATTATATAAATTGTGTGTTCGTTGATTTTAACATTCTTAATGCTGTATAGTGTTTCAAACAGCTTGCGTGCCGCTTGCTCCGTTTCCTTTGCGTTGTTGTTCCAATGCAGGAGCAAGGACACACACATTGTGCTGTATGTGCTCTCATCACCTATTGCCCTTGCAGGAGCGCCCGACTGCTTGAGAGAGTACACGCCGATTGACTTATCCTGTTTGTTGTCGAGCTTGCCAATGTAGTAATGCTCAGCATTTGTTACACTTTTCAGCCAATCTCTGACGTCTGATAAATAAATCAAAGTCCTGCCTCCTGTTTGTAAAATCGTGCAAATGCCTTTTGACAAAAGTTTTGTCGTGTACCGCCCTTGAGCCAAGGAATGAGCCACTTACCTCCTGCCGCTATGTTTTCATCTCTGCTGAAATTATATTCAGGGTGAAAATACAACCGTCTGGCATACGGCGTACTTGATACGATTTTTGTTTCCCCATTCGCAAGGTTTGAGTAGTCGGCAAATGTGCTTTCGTTCTGCAAATTACCCGTATCAAAAGGCATAACCTGACTGTTTTTAATCTGTCTAAGCAATGCGTCTGTGGTATTGCGCAATGCCGTCTGCTGTGCTTTATCAAGCTGCTTTAATAAAGGCAAATTCAGCTTGATTTTTGATGTTACCGAAAAACTCACTAAATCACATCCAATTCCGTATAATTCACTGTACCGTCAGGGTTGCGGTGTTTTGTACCTTGTACGATGTTACGCTTTACTCCGTCAAGCACTACAAAGCCTGCGCTCAAAGTCGGGGTGTCGGGAGCAATGTCACCGTCAAAAAGCAGCACTGCAGACACCTGCACGATTTTCTGTTCTTTTGTGTATATGGTCTTTGCTTTTGACTGCATATTGCAATGAGCATTACCCGCAAACAAATTAGTGTTCGGCAATAAGGTGTCTGACGGGTATATTTCTCCGCAGTGGAAGGCAACAACAGGAGAGCCGTCCTCGGTTATTCCCTCACCGTAGATTGTGACCTCGACAGGAGTTTTACAGAACTGCTTTTTTACAAGTGACGGAAATTTCAAAACATATCACCTCATATTGCAGGATAACAAAGCCCTGTTGATTTAAGCAGAGAGTAGAGGTCCGCAGGAATTGCCACACCGCTTATGCACATCAAATTCCAACTTGCGCCAAACTCCATACCCACACCGTTGATGTTGTAATTTTTCAGATAAGAATTAATCATATCAGCGTTTTCTTCTTCAAAAGCAGTAAGTCTGCTATGCACTCTGCCGATGATTCTCTTCTGCATTTCCGAAAGTTTTTCAAAATCAATGCGGTTAAAGGTTAGAATGTCGATGTGAGCGGCGGAGATAATGCTGTTTTCATCTCCGCCCTGCTGTTCAATGTAATCGGCAAACATAGATTTACTCCTTTGTGTCTGATTTGATATTCTCTTTAAGTTTTTTGTTTTCGGCTTTGAGCTTTGAATTTTCTTTCTTCAAAGTATTGTAATCATCAACAGAAATTTTCTTGCCTAAGCCGTATTCTTTGATTTCACCATTGTCGTCCTGAATATCATAACCACGAGATACATAAGTCTTAGCTTCCTCATCTGTATTGACTGTATATGACTTATTGTCTTTAATTGCTTTCATTTTTGCTCACCTCGCTTTAAGCCTCTGCGTGAATGATTACGCCCTGCTTCATAAGTTCATCAATGGCAAAAGTACCATTGACTTTTCTGTTCTGATATATATAATTATCAGCTGTTCGGCTGTCAGAACGCGGAGTATAGACATTGATATATGAATACTTAACTCTTGATACCTGTGCTTCCGGGTCAATAAGAATATAGTCAATCTGCTTAGCTGAGCTGTCAGCAACACAACCGTTTGTAAAATCAAACAAAGACTTCATTCTTGAGCTTGGCACTTCTACAATCTTATCAATATCATCAACGGAACGAACACGGCGGTCAATGCCCTTTGCGGAACTGATTTCAAGTGTTCTCTGAATACCCTCTGCATTCTTCAAAAGCTTTTTGTACTGTGGTGTCGCATAAAGAATAACCCTGTCGAGCGGTACACCTGCTTCGGCAAAAGCCTCAAGGTTATCGTCAAAATCTGCAAGCACATTCGCCGCAGTTAATGCAGTAGTTTTTACTGTTGCACCAACTCGCTTAGCTTCTGTATAAAGCTTGCTGTAAGTATAACAGTCGAGTTCAGGTATAGCCTGTGTTTTTTCAAAGCGTGTCTGAATATTTGCGATAGTTACTACCATATTTGTTTCGTCAACATCAATAGGGTCGATAGCAAACTCAATATCTCTGTCGTGGTCAAGGGTTTTGGTTTCGTAACCGTTTGAATATGTACCCGAATTAAAACCGCCTGCACCTCGTGTATGGTCTTTATAACCGCTGACCGAGAGTTTCGGGATTTTAATATCCTTACCGTTGATAATCTGAATGTCAGAGTTTGAGTGGTAAAGGTCATCACAAGTAAGGGCTTGACCGTACAATTCTCTTAAAACATTACTGAAAATAGTTGCGTATTCTAATACTGCCATAATTATTTACCTCTTTTCTTACTTTTTCGATTTGATGCCGAAAATTCCTCTTAAGGCATCTTCTGTTAAATTTTTGTTGCCGTTGCCGTCACCGCCGATTTTCTGAACACCGCCAGCGTTTTCGCTTGCTTTTGCTTTGAGTGCAGGAATATCGTCAAGCACTTTCTTAACCGCCTCGGTCAGCTTTTCTGTGTTGATTTTGCCGTCTGCCGTTACAGCCGAAAAGTCCGCCATTTTGAGTACATACGGAATGCTTGCCACATCTACGCCCTGTTTTACGGCTTCGAGGGTTGCCGACTGATTGACTTCTGCCGTGAGCTTTGCGTTGTTTGCGGATTCAACTTCCGACTGAATTTTCGCAATGTCGGGTGTGTTCTTGGCTTTCTGCTCCTTAAAAGCACCGATTGCCCGTTTCATCTCATCTGCTGACAATCCCTGCTCCTTGAAGTATGACTTTAAAACCGTATCTTCGGCTACGCTCTGCTTGCCGTTAATAAGACTTGCAAGCTTGTCATAATCAAACGCAGGTGCAGGGTTGCCCTGCGGTGTCGGCTGTGTTTCGTTTGGGTTAGGTGTTGGGTTATTTTCTGCCATATTTTATCAATCCTTTCAGTTATCGGGTGTCTCCCATAGTCAGTTTATAGAGTGTCTCTCTGTTTCAGTTTTTCTCGGTGTCTCCCGTAGTTTAATGTCTTCGGACAATAAAAAAGCACCTTACATATTCGTAAAGTGCTTAATCTGCTTTTTCTGTTTTAACTGCTTTGGCTCTCGGCTTTTTGGGAGTGTCAGGCTTGACCTCTTCTGCAAAACCACCGTCAATGAGTTCCTTTGCTCTCTGCTCGGAGCATTCAAAAACTTCATTAATCGGTCTGTTAATAAACCCCTCGGTTTTATCGTTGAACGATGTAATTACTCTTACTTTCATTTTGTCACCTCATTTCTTAGTAATTCCGATAAAAACGCTTAAGGCAAGCCTAACGGCAATAAGCGCCCAAGCTGTCACAAAGCAAGGTGTGGGAACAACTAAACCGTTTGCTTCAAGCACATATAGCACAATGAGAAAAGCAAGCATATTATCACCACCTTTCGGATTTAGGGTATTAAAAAAGCACTCAATCCGATTGATTAAGTGCTTTAATTGGTTATTGAATTTTTAGTATAACAAACCCTCTCTTGTTACGGAGCGATTAATGTTTATGCAGTTTCTTTTTTTACTTGCTTCATATTCTCTTTTTTTGCGTTCATTGCTTCTGATTCAAGTCTTGCAATTTCCGCTTCTATTTCCACATTTGACATATTTTTTATTTTGTCGGGAATAATAACCCTATCATCTATGAAATATTTTTTATCAATCATCACAAGACACCTCCCAAAATTTTATATCAAACGATTGCGATAGTTGATTGATTGTATTAATTTGAGCATCAAATTCAGAAAAGCCATTATTCATATATTTTTGAATATACAAATTATAAAGATTCGGGTTAATTATTTCATTGGAATAATACCCATAAATTTTACCGTTATGGCAAGCCACAAAACATTTTTGGTAAGCATTGTTAGCACAAGAGTTAAAATCTTCTATACTCGGCGGCATACTGCTTGGGTGTGTATGAACGGTCACAATACTATTATTTACCCGAATAGCTTTTCTTATTCTATCGGTATATCGTATTGTTCTCTCATCAGTACTGTCTGTCACAGACAACAGAACATCTCCTGAAGAACCGTCAATCCAATACATATCCTCAAAAACAGTTCCACTTCTATGCTTTAGCGCTTCCTTAGCACAATCATAAAGTGATTTGTTGACTGCTTGATTATCAGTTGCATTATCGTATTTTCGTTTATATTCGCCACTGTCAATATATGTTTTATTAACAAGTGTGCTTTTGTTACGCCCATACCTCTGGTTCTCAAGAGCCACGTTATCACTTCCTGACTTCATTATAACAGCTTTTTGAGATTTTGCAACAGCTTTAGGCGAAATATCTTCTGCGTTTTTAACCTTTTCCGCCAACTTATCCGCCCTGCCGTGCCACTCGTCTGCTCTTGCTTTAGCAAACTTCTTGTTATCCTCGTCAAGGCTGTATTTTGCCCTGCGGTCAAAGCGTTCGGCTTGCTTTTCTGCGTGCTGTTGCTGTACTTCAAGTCCTCTTTGGCGGTCAAGCTCTGCAAGCTCGTCATCGGAGAGAGGTCCGCCCAAATCGTCAAGTTCAGGGTAGTAGGTGCTTGTACTGTCCTTACAGCGTGGGTGGAAAAGTCCCTCCGCTATGGCGGTTGAAAGCAGCGGATAATCACCGTCCGATTTTTTGCCGTTTGAATACACATCATCGATAAACACCTTGCCGATATATTTTGCACAATCAGGGCAGCCGCCCTGCCTTGCCGCTTTGCCTGCGGTAGAAATTCAGCCGTATAAACCAACGGCGGGGTAAAATAAAAGCACCTATGCAATCAAATGCAAGGGTGCTTAACGCAGTAAATACGACCCTAACGGTGTTCCGCAGATTATACAGCCTTTTACAGCTCATTATTTAAG